AGCATTACATATACGACCTTGAGCAGTGGTTCATATATATATATGATAAACAGCAGAACAGGAGCGTCAAGGAGCTGACCGATGATGATATCACCGAGTTTATATACTTCTGCATGAACGAAGGCAATAATAGCGAGCGCATAAAGCTGAGACTTGCGACAATATCTGCCTTTTATCGCTTCATGCGAAAGAAAAAGCTCATCAGAGAGAATCCGACAGAATTCATAGACCGCCCCAAAAAGGGCTTAAAAATCATAACTCAGACATATCTCACAGCGGAGCAGGTAGCGATGATGCGCGAGAATCTCATTTCCTCAAACGATTTACAGCTTCGTGTATATGCAATGATATCACTGTCTACTATGGCAAGAGTAACGGCGATAGCAAGTATCAAGTGGGATCAGATAGACCTTGAAGCAAAGATCATCAAAGGAGTTCTTGAAAAGGAAGGTAAGATAGTTGACCTCTATTTTTCCGATGAAGTTAAGTATCTGCTTATACAGCTGAAGAAGCAGCGAGAAAGCAAGGGCAAAGACGACCACGGCTGGCTCTTCTATAGCGGAAGGAATAAGGACAAGCCTGTTAATTCTGGTACTCTAAACGAATGGTGCAAGCGCATAGGGCAAATGATAGGCGCTCCGAGTTTGCATCCGCATGACTTCCGACACTCAGGAGCTACACTTCTCAAAAATGCTGGTATGGCTCTCGAAGATGTGAGCACTTTACTCAATCACGAGAGCACAGCTACGACTAAGAAATACTATATTAAAGAAGATACTGCAAGGCTGAGCAGTATCAAAAGGACGTATAACATATGATGGAAAGCAAACCACTGAGACGATGCATTTGCGGCGATATGGTCGAGCGGCATAAGGACTCGAACGGTAAATACTTTATATATTGTAGCAACTGTCATCTCGCATTCGGAATAAAACTCGAGACTTGCCAGATGTACTATCCAGGGACAGGCGACGCTATCTTCGACACAGCGGAGCAGGCAAGACTCGCATGGAATGACTGGACGGAGCTCGGCGAAGCCGAATAAAAGACGAATTTGCTTCACATGACGGTGAGTATATACATTTATTGATTAACGAGGATGATTAAGGTCTTGTTTTATTAAGGAGAAAATATGAGTTTATCAAGTTCCTATAGTGAAGTTAGGTATGTAGGTGTGGTATTTAAGGATGGCACAAGCATTAATATACAGTTACATATTCCATTAGAATTAACACTTGATTTGAGCAACCCTGATTTTTCATATGAAAACGTCATTCAATTTAATGACGAAACAAAATCAAGATTACAAAAGGAATATGTTAGAAATTGGATAAAAAGAAATCTTCAAAACGTTGCTGAAATAGATGACGATTGGTGTGAATAATAAAATGTGTCTTTGCACGTCTCAGAAAGGAGTGAGAAGATGAAGAGCTGTGCTGTATGTAACGGCAGAAAGATAAGATACATACGCGATAGCGAGTTGAAAATAACTGTAAAATGTGAAAAGTGCGGTGCTGAGTATAAGACACCATGTTTCACAGAAAACAATGCGCTTGGCTTCTGGAACTCGAAGCAGGCTGAGCTCGAGCGTATGAACAGGGAAGCAGCTGCCAGCTGAGCAGCTGCCCTATACTATTATAATAGTATAGAGAAAAAAATAAAAAAAGCAAACGGCGGCTGCCGTTTACGGGCTCGTAATGGATATTAACTTTACGACCACGAAGGAGATGTGAGAGATATGAGATCATGGTATCGAGAGACACGCTTCGAGTGTGGGGACTACCTCGACGTGAATATTTACCCTGTGTATACAAAAGCTCCATGCAGGAGCAGAAAGGCAAAGCCGACATCAGAGACTCAGCAAAGGATAAATGATATCAATGCAGAGAATAAACTAATAAGGCTTGCAAATGCTAACTTCACAAATCACGATCTGAAAGTGGAACTGACATATTCAACAAATCATCTTCCACTTGACGACAAGGCAGCAGAACGTGAGCTGAGGAACTTCCTGCGAAGGGTAAAGAGGTATCGTGAATCCCATGGGCTCTCTCCGCTCAAATGGATAGCAGTTACGGAAAAGGGCAGCCGCTCAAATAGATATCATCATCACCTTATCATGAGTGGAGAAATGAGTCTCTTCGATCTCGTCTCTCTCTGGGGAAATGGAATAGTAGGAACGGATATACTCATGTTCGATGAAAACGGGATAGCTTCTCTATGCAGATATATGCTCAAAGAGTCCCGTGTAGTCATCGGGAAGAAAAAATACTCACGGTCCAGAAATCTCATTATCCCACAGCCTAAGCAAAGAGACAACAGATTCAGCAAGCGCAAAGTAAAGGAACTTGCTAAGGATACCGAATGCAGAGCAGAGTACGAAAAGCTCTATGAGGGATATCATCTTGCGCAGGCAGATGTCAAACTTAATGACGAGAACGGCGGAGTATACATATACGCTCGATTCTACAAGAAGGAGGCGGCGTGGTGCAAAAGGAAGAGGTCGAACAAATCACACTCTTTGAATGGGCAAAACTCGCAGAAACCAAATATGAAGAGCTCAGATTGATGTATCATATCCCGAATGAGGGAAAACGGAGCACCGTATCAGGAGCGCGCTTAAAGCAGGCAGGGCTCAGAGCAGGAGTTCCAGATATCTGCCTTCCGGTAGCGCATGGAGGGTACATAGGACTGTACATCGAAATGAAGGTCAAGCCTAACAAGCCGACCGAAAACCAGAAGCGATGGCTGAGAGCTCTGCGCGAAGCAGGACATATGGTAGCTGTATGCTACGGATTTGAGGAAGCCAGGGATTTGATTGAGAAATACCTCAGGCTTCCGAATACGATACCGAAAGGAGAAATAAATGAAAATTAACAGATTATGGTCGCTGCTGAAACAGCGGAAAGCTATCACGATTATGCAGGGAGAATCAGCACAATGGGTGGGTGACGGATTCTCTTGCTATCCCGTGTATAATCTTCCACCACTGAAAGAGAGAGTAATGCAGACGCTTCTCGATGTCAACGATGATGCATGGGATAAGTTTGCGTTCTATGAAGAGTCTCATGTGAATTTTACGGAGGAGGACATCATTGAAGCACAGGTGGACCTCGAACCCCTTACCGTCGCGCTCCATTATCACGGCATGGACGTAATGCCTCTTGTTGGCGGTGGAAAGATATATTACATACAGACCAAGTACCTTAAACCGTTTGAGAATACACTGCTGCTCTCGTATGCTTATCGAAAAGAAGCAGGTGGAGTTATCGCGGTAAACGAGGGCTTGCTGCTTAGTGCTATAATAGCACCTGTTGATATGAGCAAAGATAAGGTATTCGAGGAGACACTCTATAAGCTGTACGACCTTACTAAGCATCAGGACGGTGAAGCTCAGTGAATGAAGAGAAAGAGTCGTGCTATTTTTCAAGTCCTCAGACTAACAGATGCTCGATCTTAGACGCAGAATGCACAGGATCACGCTCACGACAGCTGTGCTCATTCCATAAGACTGAGAGTGAATACTTCGAGCAAAGAAACAGAGCTATTGAGCTTAACCGTCAGCGTGGGAACTGTGCGAAATGCAAATATAAACCATTCCCTTGTGAACCTGTTAGGATTGGAGGTAAAGATCCATGCGAGCCATGACACCAGAAGACTACCTTATGCAGGTAAAGAATATCGATTTACGCATAAGCTCCCTTGAGGGAGAACTGCGCGACGCTGAGAAAGAGCATGATACTGAGTATATTGAGGAATTGAAACAGCATATCCAAGCTGACCTCCAAAGGTATAAGGAAATAAAGCTCCGTATCCGTGACGAGATACAACAGCTCCCTGATCACAAGCTTAGTACACTCCTCACCGAGTACTATATACGCGGCAAGACGTGGGAAATGGTTGCAGAAGCTATAGGCGTCAAGTCCGTAAAGAATACACGCGAGAACCTAAGAGCAGCAGCGCTGAAGCTCTTTGCGGCACATTATCCAAAATATTTTTTATAAAAGCGCCTATAAACACCATAAAACACCTTGAATAGCTCTATGAAATGACGTATAGTAAAACTAAGAAGGCAGGCGGAACGAGTTCGGCTTATTCGAATTCCCTTCCGAGCGGCTCCATCCGGTATGCGGAACCGCTCGTTGCTTCCGCCTCTTGTCTTCTGTCATGTCTCTTTCGGTATGATCTGCGGACGTCTCAGCAGCGTCCGCTCAATGGCAGAGTAGAGCACCGGTAGCTCGCAAGGCTCATAACCTTGAGGCAGTTGGTTCGATTCCAACCTCTGCAACCAGATCTCCCTTTGTGTGAAAAAATGGTGTCGTGCAGTCAACTGCACTTAGAAAAAGGGACATTGTATACAGGCTCTGCGCCCCGACAGCGGAAAGACAGAAGCTCTTGCTCTAACAGTATACAACGCATATGTGCGCCGCCGCGAGCGCCGAGGGATGTACAGAGCGGCACAACAACGCAGTCATAGGAATGTCCGAGTTCACAGCTCGGGACTGCGGCTTTTAGTCTTTTACAAGAGTGCGAATCACCACCAGCACTCGGAATTTCAACAACTGTTCGAGTGAAAGAACAACCCACAAGCCGCTTCGGCGGCTATGCAGAAATCGCATAACAGTTATTGCAGCTCGGCTCGTTCCACGGCGAGAGCATCCAGGCGAGGGGAGCTCGTACTCTGCGGAGAGTACGTGTCAGTGCAAATCTGACTTTCTGCACCAATAGTGCAGTTGAATGCACTTAATGGATTTTCACACCTTTCGCCGTCGTGCAATAGTGCGGCGGCAGAATTGCAACAAAAGATATGTTATCAAAAATATGTTCGCGTTGTGGCAAGAGAGTTCAAGCAGGCACAGCCTGCCACTGCTATAAGCGTGACAGAGACAATCCGCTCGGCGCATATAATGCAGAGATAAAAAAATTTTATCTTACAAAAGAATGGGAAAAAGCAAGAAACAAGTGTATTTCTACTTGTTTTGGGCTTGATTTAATAAGCGTTTTTTGCGAGCAAAAAATAGAATATGGATTCACGGTACATCATATCGTACCGCTGATTAACGACTACCGACTGCGATTACAGCAAAGTAATCTGATATACCTAACAGAGGCCCACCACAGGGCCGTCCATCGCCTATATGAGGCGGAATATCAGGAGACTGTCGAGGCGTTGAAAACATTTTCTGAACTCGCCCGGGAGGCACTCGCCACACCGGGGGGTATGTTGAAAACTTTCGGCCTTCTCAAAGTGAACCGCTGCGGTAGTGTTCTTTTCACAAAATTGTAAATAAAAATTTTTCCTAAGCCTGTGCAGTCAACTGCACAGCAGAAAGTGAGGAGAGTATGGGAAGAACTCGACTACCACTCTCCGAACAGAAAGGTGATCTCACCAAGGAACGCAGAGCGAGACTTGAAGCGGAGCAGGACCTTGTCCGCACGCCGAAAAAGTATATCCTCAAAGCTCCGACGTGGCTGAGCAAGAGAGCTCGCAAAGAGTATCGCCGACTGATCGAGAGTATGACAGACATGGATATGCTCGGGGACCTCGACGCGAATAACCTCGCGGCCTATTGCAATGCATGGGACAAGTATCTTCTCGCTGAGGAGGAGATAAAGGAGAAGGGACTTCTTATTGAGGCACCTAAGAACTCCAAGGCTCCGTATCAGGTGAATCCTGCCGTCTACGTGCAGAGCAAGAGCGCGAAAGAGATGCGTGAGTTCGGTAGGCAGTGTGGCTTATCTATCGACAGCCGTTTGAAGTTTGCGGCGGCGAAGCTTCCTGAGATCGAGGCAGGCATCGAAGAGGAGTTCGGTGATATCTGATGACGATCAGGCAAGAGCTGGAACGATACGCAGCTGAGTGCATAAGTGGCGAAAGGGTAAGCTGCCGTAAGCATAAGTGGGCTTGCCAGCGCTTCCTGGCAGACCTTAACAAACTTGACGAAGATAATGATTATCCGTATTACTGGGACGAGGAACAGGCGAGTGCTATTGTCAAGTGGTTCCACTACCTCCGACATAGCAAGGGAATCCTTGCCGGCAAGAGCATAGAGCTCATAACTGCGCAGCGATTCACTCTCTGTCAGCTTTATGGCTGGCGTAGAAAATCCGATGATCTTCGTCGATTTACAAAGTACTTCAAGGAAGAGGCACGAAAGAACGCTAAGTCACAGGAACTCGGCGGCGTCGCCCTTTACGAGATGTCATGCGGCAGTACCCGAAATGAGGAACATTACGAAGGGTACTGCGCTGGTACCAAGAGAGAACAGTCTAAGATTATTGTTGAAGAATGCAAGCATATGCTCAAGAGAAGTCCACTTGCACGAAAGTTCAACTGCACGGCAAATAGAGTCACGCATCGAAAAACAGGCTCTTTCATAGTAGCGCTGAGTAAGCAGGACGGGCAGAACGGTGACGGTACGAACCCGGCATTTCTTATACTCGATGAATATCATCAGCATCCGACGACTGAATTTTACGATCTCGGGCTCGGCTCAAACACAAAAGAGCCGCTGCTGCTTATAATTACAACTGCCGGAAAGGACCTCAACTGTCCCTGCTATCAGCAGGAGTATATGTATTGCAGTGATGTCCTTGATCCTGACAAGCCCGATATCGTCAATGACGAGTATCTCATAGATATCTTCGAGGCAGATCCTGACATCGAGCTCAGTGACGAGACATATGACAAACTCGTGGAAATGGCGAATCCTGTCAGATCATCATATGCGGCAGGACGCAAGCTGATGCACGACGACTACGTTATCGCGAAGGAAATCCCCGAAAAGCTCATATCATTCCTCACCAAGGTGCTAAACGTCTGGGTGCAGGCGCGGAATAACGGCTATATGGACATGGCGAAGTGGAACCGCTGCAAAGTCAGCAAGCTTCCCGTCGATATCAGAGGACTTCCCGTATATGTAGGCTTCGATATGTCTGCAAAGATAGATCTTACCTCGGTAAGTTTCATTATTCCATACAAAGACGGTGAAACAGTGAAATATATACTGTTCTCGCACAGCTTTATCCCGAATCGTGAGAAGCTTGTGGAGCGGTGCAGAGTTGACAAGATGCCGTATGACGCATGGGAGCGCAACGGCTGGCTGACGGTGACAAATACCGAGATCGTCGATCAGAATGCCGTTATGAACTACGTCCGCGGCTTCTGTAGCTCTCAGGGTCTCGTGATACAGTCACTATGCTTTGATCCTGCGAACGCGAGCAAGCTTATGCTTGAACTTAGCGATGAAGGCTACGACGTAGTGGAAGTATATCAGTCGCATAAGTCTCTCAACGAGAGCACAGCAGGTTTCCGCGAACAAGTGTACAGTCAGAATGTGGTATTTATTAACAATCCGCTATTGAATTATGCGATAGGAAACGCTGTTATCCGCAAAAATAACGGCCTTATAAAGATAGACAAGGACGCAACGAAGCGCCGAGTGGACCCGGTAGACGCTACTCTCTGCGCATTCAAGCTCGCCTTATATCATGTATTCGTCACTGTTCCCGTAGACGTGGACAAGTGGCTGGAAAGTGAAAGCTGGTGATAAGATGTCGCTGTTCAAGCGCAGAAAAAAGATAGCCGACGAAGTGGAGAACACCACGGAGCAGGCAACAGAGGAAACGACTGCCGACACGGAGCAGGAACAGCCTGCGGGCGTTGTGACGCTCCAACAGCTGAATGATTTCTTCGACAGACAGGGCTTTTCAAGCGCTCTGGCGAAGAATAACCTCAATGCTGCGACGTACTATGCTTGTATGCTGATCCGATGCAACGCTCTCGCGAAGGTCCCCTTCAAGGTATATGAGAGGGACGGCGACGGCGCCAAAGAGTCGGATCACTACCTCAACAAGCTCCTGAAGCTTCGCCCAAACAGGTTTATGACGGCGCACGACTTCTTTTGGGCGTCAGAGTTCCAGAGATTGAGCACAGGCAACACATTTTGGGTATACAGTTTCCGCCGCGGAAAGATTGAGGAGATATACCTCCTCGATAGCAACTATGTCGAGATAATAGTTGATAATGCAGGCATACTCAGCTCACCGAACTCAGTGTACTACCTGTACACTGATCCAAGAAGCTCACGCCAGACAATATACACGTCTGACAGGATAGTACATCATAAATACTTCTCTACGGACGGCATCAAGGGTAACTCGATACAAAAATACCTCGTTGATGTTCTCAGCCAGGAGAAATACGCACAGCAGGTCGTGAATGAAAAGTACAGTCACGGCTTACAAGATCCTATCATAGTGACCTATACAGGTGATCTTGACAAGGTTCGCTCAGCTCAGATCAAAAAGAAGTTCGCAAATCTTGGAGGTGCTCATAACGCCGGTAATGTAATTCCAATACCGACAGACTTCGGAGTTCAGCAGCTTGAGACCAAGCTCGTGAACTCACAGTTCTTTGAGCTTAACGGTCTTACTACTCGACATATTGCTAATGCATTCGGAGTCAAGAGTTTTCAGCTCAACGATATGGAAAAGAGTACATACAGCAACATCGAGCAGCAGAACAGAGCGTTCTACAGTGACACGATGCAGAACGTCCTCACTGCTTTCGAGCAGGAGGCTACATACAAGCTTCTCAGCACGGAAGAGCAGGAGAAGCTCTTTATCAAGGCAAATGCAGACGTATACCTCAGAGCTGACATAGAGGCTCGCTACAATGCATACCAGACAGGCATCACGGGCGGCTTCTTACAGATCGCAGAAGCCCGAAAGCGAGAAAATCTGCCGTTTATACCGGGCACCGATAAGCTTATCCTCGGCAACGGCGCGGCTATTCCGCTTGATATGCTCGGCAAACAGTATAGCAACGATGGAGGAGGTGAGAAAAAATGAAAAAGTATCAATTTACGAACAAAGATATCAAAACAGGTGCAGTTAAGGACTGCGGCTATATGATCTATGACAGTACAGACGATGAGAGCGCAGAGCTCCGCTTCTACGGTGATATATGCTCGACCACATGGATCAGCAAGTGGTTCGAGGAGGATAAAGCTCCTCAGGACGTCGCCGATTTTCTCGCCGAGCTCACAGCCGAGGGCGGCGGACACAAGAAGCTTGATGTTTATGTCAACAGCGGAGGCGGTGATGTCTTCGGTGGACTTGCTATTTACAGCATAATCTCTCGCTATCCCGGTGAGAAAATCGCACACATCGACGGTATCGCCGCGAGCATCGCGGGAATTATCCCGTTTGCCTGCGACAAGGTCGTAGCTCCTAAGTATGCACAGATCATGCTTCACAAGCCATGGAGTGGCTGCTGGGGCAATGCTAACGACTTCAAGAAGGCTATCGAGGCACTCAACGCCTGTGAGCAGTCTATCATCAACGTCTATAAGGCTCATGCCGTCAACGGTACCACCGAGGATAAGATCAAGAGCATGATAGACCGTGAGACGTGGCTTACTGCGGAACAGGCGGCAGAATACTTCAATATCGAACTCCTTGACACGGAGCCCGTAGCTGCCTGCATATCAGACAGCTACAAGATGTACAAGCATACTCCCGAGGCTCTTATGCAGGAGCCTGTACCACAGCCGAAGTCTCCGGAACCCAAGGAGGACGAGACTATTAAAAACCGCAAGAGAAAGCTACAGATGTCGCTCGACGTCCTGAGGCTACTCAAATAAAAATAACAGAAAGAAGGAAAATGACTATGTCGAAAATTGAAGAGATGCAGGCAAAGCTTGCAGTACTCGTTAACACAGCTCAGGACTACCTCGATAAGGACGATCTTGAGAACGCCGACAAGGTGCAGAAGCAAGCTCAGGAGCTTGCAGATAAGATTGAGAAGCAGAAGGCTCTCGATAAGCTTTCAGCAAATCTCGAGATTCCTCAGCCTACACTGGACGATGGTGAAGCTAAGAACGATGCGATTCAGACGAAGGAAAACGCATCATTTATCCGAGCAGCTCTTAAGAAGCTCTCGGGAACAAAGCTTACAGAAGCAGAAGATGCTCTGCTCCTTCCATCGGTAACATATCCTAACGGCGAGCACGGTGAGGGCTATATCCTTCCTCAGGATATCCGTACCAAGATCAAGGAGAAGCTCCGCCAGTTCAGAAGCCTCAGAGAGGTATGTGGCTATCTGAAGACAACTGCTCTCACAGGTAGCTATCCTTCAGACAATGATGAAACAGAAGGCCTTATCGACTTTACAGACGGTACTGACGGCACATATGCGACTGATCCTGTATTCAGTCCTGTGAGCTGGTCGCTCAAAGAAAAAGGAGCTTTCATTAAGATTTCCAACACACTTCTCTCACTTACTGATAACGACCTTATCGCCTACATCGTGAGAAGATTCGCAAAAAAAGCAGTTATCACAGAAAATGCTATGGCAAAGGCAAAGCTTGAAGCAAACAAGACCGCAAAGAATCTCAGCGACTGGGCAGCACTTAAGGCTTCTATCAATGTTGACCTCGATCCTGGTTCGCTTTATAACACAAAGATCGTAACCAATCAGGACGGCTTTAATGTGCTTGATCAGGCGCTTGACCTTAACGGTAGACCTGTACTTCAGCCAGATCCGACACAGCCTACACGTAAGCTCTTTATGGGCTATCCTATCGAAGTATATTCAAACGCTATGATTCCGAGCGATACGACAAACAATGTCGCTCCTATATACTATGGTGATATCGAGGACGGCGTTCAGTTCGTCGATCTGGATAACATCTCATTCGCATCTTCTAAGGAAGCTGGATTTATGAGCAACACAACAATCTGCCGCCTTATTGAGTGGGTAGATGTAGTACAGGCTGATTCCTCCGATAAGTGCTACTGCTTCGGCAAGCTCAGCCTGGGGGAATGACAAACGAGAGCCAGGAAGGTGATGACGAAGAGGAATCCGTGACAATGACGGTCGAAGAGGCTGACACTAACAGCGACAATGAGCTGTCACAGGAAGAACTCGAAGCTCTCACCGTAGCCCAGCTCAAGGCTCTCGCTCAGGAGCTGGAAATAACACTTACAGCAACAACTAAGGCAGAGATCATTGCCGAGATACTTGCCGCGCAGGAAGCAAACGAAGAACAGCAGGGCGGCTGATAAATAAGTCGTCGGAAAGGAGAACCTCATGGAGCTAACACTTATTAAGCAGTTTTTAAAGGTCGACTTTGACGACGACGACAACATTATCCAGCTTATGGCTAATGTCGCTACTAAGTACATCGAAGCAGCTGTTGGCTCCTGCAATTACGTGGACGCGAGGGTGAGACTGCTCGCCCTCGTTATAATCACAGAGCTATACGAGAAGCGCAGCTACTCCGTAGAGAAAGCAGGTGCTAAAGCGCAGTACACGATAAGATCTATCATAGCACAGCTGCAAGCGGAGCAGGAGATGACGGACGATGAAGCTTGAAACCAATGTAGGGCGTCTTGATAAGCGTATCACGATACAACAGGCAAGCTCAGAGGAGCAGTTTGACACGATTGGAAATCAGCTTCCCGGCTGGATTGACTATCACTCATGCTGGGCAGCGGTAACGGGCGACTCTGACAAAGAGGAACACAACGCCAAAGAACCGCGTGAAAAGTCCGTCAAGAATTTTAAGATACGCTATTGCAGCAAGCTCGAAGATATGACTACAGATTGCTATCGTATCAAATACAGAGGGCACTACTACGACATAGTAAGCATTGACAACCTTGCTGAAGCTGACTCACTTCTTATTATCAAGGCGGTGAGAACTGATGAATGAAATCATTACCCCCGATGAATTCGCAGAAGCTCTCGCCGAAGCGACCAGAAACATGACCGAGGAAGTCGTGGAAGAGCTGGAAAACGGTCTCGTCGATATCGCTAACAATGCGGTCGAGGAGCTCAAGCGTCTCTCTCCCGTCTATAAGGGAAGCAGCAAGAAATTAAAAAAAGGTGACTACCGCAAGAAGTGGAAGTGCCTCGTTGAGAAAGAGCGCGGTGTTACAAGAGTGACAATCTACAATGCAAAAGGCGGTCTCACGCATCTGCTTGAGAACGGCCACGTCGTCAGAAACGGCACTAAGAGAGTGGTCGGAAATGCCAACCCTATACCGCATATCTCGATAGTCAATGAGCACGCCGAAAAAGAACTTGACAAGCTGATGGAGGGACTGTAATGGAATTATCTGAGATTCGAGAAAAGCTCCTGACGCTTGATCTGCCAGTGGCATATCTGCGCTTTAAGAAAGCTCAGAAGCTGCCGTTTATCGTTTATTATGAATCCGACACCGAAATAAAGGGAGCCGACAACTATAATCTTTATCGTGACGTAGAAATCACGATAGAGCTTTACACAGAGGACAAGGATCCTCAGCTGGAGCGCAGGCTTGAAAATCTATTCCGCGAGGTAGAGATCGACAAGGAAGGCGACACAGCTCTCGAGGATGAGGAGATGATACTTACCGTCTTTTCATTCAGAACAATACAATACATAAAAGAGGAGGATAATAACAATGCCTGATAACACAGCTACATACAGACAGGAAAAAGACCGTATCGCGCTCGGCTCTGTTGACGTATATGTCACAGAGTGGACCGGAACGGCAATCTCGGACATTCCCGACGATGCTACCCTTGAGGTAGACGCAAATCTTATCGGACGCACTAAAGATGGTGCAGAGTTCGAGTATCAGACAAATTACTTCTCGGTCAAGAGTGACGACGGCAAGGCGTCACGCAACGAGATGACCGACGACAACGGATATATGAGCTATGGAATGATCACGTGGAACGGTGATACAATATCCAAGCTCATCGAGACAGCATCTGCAACAGTCTCAGGAACGGGAGCAACTGCGAAGCGCCGCACACTTATCGGCGGAGTCACTAACGCTAACGGAAAGACTTATATATTCCGTGCTGTACATAAGGACAAGGTCAAGGGCGATGTGCGCTACACAATGATCGGCAAGAATATCAACGGATTCGCAGCATCATATAAGCCCGGTCAGCCGACAACAATCACTCCGAGAATTCAGGCAGAGCCGTTCAGTGACGGCCATCTGCTCGTAATCGACGAAGCTAACATAGACGCAGGAGCATGATATGAAGTACGAGGTACTTGAGTACTTCGAGGACCTGCTGGATAATCGCCACAAGTATTTCCCAGGTGACGCTTATCCGCGCAGAGGGCTCAAGCCCACGGCAGAGCGGCTCGAAGAACTCTCCACCGATAGAAATCGCCGCGGAGTGCCCCTCATAAAAGAGGAGCAGAAAGAAGATAATGAGACTCAGGCCGAAGCTGAGTCATAGTATGAGGCGAGCTTCGGCTCGCCTTTTTTCATAAACGGAGGTAAAAATGCAGGCATTTCAGTTTAAAATAGGGGGACAGGTCCTGACGATAGGAATACCGACAGTCAGAGAATGCGACGGAATTTTCACCCCAGTTAACTACTATGAGCAGATTGAAGCTGTCGAGAGCTACCTTGCGCGAAATATCGAGGGAATAACAGTGCGTGACAAGCTCTCAGCACTGGATATAATTGTGCTCGAAGTCAGGCTCGGAGCATGGCTCGCT